CTCTTTTTATCCCAAACAAACCAATCCTGCCTCATGCAGTCCTCTACCCTTCTGTCTATTTTCTTGAACTCGCTGTTGGGTATGAATGCCTGTTCTGCCTTTGTAAGGTGGTATCCGTTCTGATCGAACAAGTCAACAGAATGCTTGTCCTTTAATACTTCATCATCCATTGTAGGGGCTGTGAAGTATCCGTTCTTATGAAATGTGTTATTAGTTATCTTCACCCCTGAGCTCATTAGCTTTAGACTCGTACCATCTTGCTTTATCTAAGTCCCTCTCTATAGACTCACCAGGCTTCTTACCTAGCCTCTGTCTATACTTGAACGCATTCATCTCACAGTATGATATAAAAGCCTCCTTACCCCATATATCTACCATCATCTCCCATGTCTCCTTGGTGGATGATTTGTAATGGTTAGGGTTTACAAAATCGTAACTACTCGTCCACTCCATATCCCATAAACTCTTTAAGGTCCTCTAACTCTTCAGTTATAATTTCTATCTGCTCCAGACATTCGTCAAACTCTTCGTCAACAACATATTCGTAAACGCTCGCAACAGCGTCATACAAAAGCTTCATCTTGAAGTTTATGTAACTAAGTCTGTGATTATCTCTCTCGTTCACAATCATTTATCTATTGATGATAAAAGTCTTTCCCCAATATCCTTGTCTATCTCTTTGATAACCCTATATATTCTCTTGGAGTTCTTTTTTACTGTATTTTTTTCTTCTTTTGTGGAGTCTATTCCAAGATTGGTATATTGAAAACAATCCATCTTCAATAACTCATCAACCTTTCTTCTTTTACTCCATGTCTTGAAGTATCTGATTTGTTCTACTGAATACATTACTTTCCTTTATATACTTCTGTCTTACAGCCGTGCTCCTCAAGCTCCTTTAGTCTATACTCTTGAAGCTTTGATAGCCTACCGTTCTTTGTTTTTATTTCACTAAAAAGTACACCACTGTCAGGGGGTATTGCTACAAGATCTGGTATCCCATTCTTGTTTGTATTGATAAGCTTGATGACGTAGTATCCTTCGCTCTCAAGCTGCTTAATCCTTTCAGCCTGTATCTTTTGCTCTTTCACTTATAATGCCTGTCAAGGGTCTCTAAAACATCCTCAGCCTCTGCTAGTGACTTGATAGCCTCCTTTGCGTTGTTGTAGAAATCATCCGTACTGTGGTCTCCTATACCAGCAGGGTGTTCTGTTAATAGTTCTAATGTGAGCAAAGCGTTTTCTCTTTGTGACTCAAAATGTTTTCTTAAACTTGTAATAACTCTTTTCATAACTTTTTTTTAGAAATGGGAAGAAGCCGTCTGCCTCTTCCCTAAACCTAAATTATAATACCCCTGGTTACACATACTCCTAGCACCTTGCTAGGATATCTTAAATATAATCAACTATATTGATAATGCTACCTATTTTCACTTTTTTATTTGTTCTTATTTTAAAAAATACTGGGTAGCAGTTACCGTTTCTTTTATAGTACGTCTTTAGTGTTATCAAATAGATTTGATCTCTATGCCTTTCTTCTTTTATATACACCACGGTAAATCTTAAATCATCAGACTCAGGGACATACCTAAGGCTACTGCATGATGTTATCAATATTAAAATCAATATAAACTTTCTCATATCTCAAGGCTTACATCATTAGCGAGTAGCATGTCATTAAAATACTCCCTGCACTCTTCATAAGCATTTAAAGCCTCATCGCTAACATCATCATCAGCGTATTTGGTTCTTTTCCTTAAAAACTCCTGCATCTCGTGTAAGGCACTATACATCCTATTTGCTTGAAAGTAAACATGGTGCTCGTCTGTATCTTCGGGAAGGTCAAATTCAAGTATTGCTTTCATATCTTCGTTAGTTCGTAAATACTATTCTCTGTTCTAAATTTAAGGTAATCTTCTTTTTGTTCTAGTATCTCTACTACTGGAGTCGTTTGCCATGTAAAAGACTCATTAAAAGGTGACATTAGAAGGCTTCTTCCTATTGCAGGCTCATTGTGCTTTGACTTGAATGTTCTATCTTCGTTAAATTCTAGCCAAATAATATTTGCCGACTCCCTGACTAGCTTATCCCTATCCCTTACCAAGCGATAGTAAAGTTTATCCTCATCCTTGTTATTTTCAAACCATTCATTCAGCAATTCTACCAAATCTATTGCATCTTCTCCTTCAGTAAAACCTATATGTTCATCATTAACATAAACGTCATATCCTGTTCTGTAACAACACCCATCACCGCAAGTATGCTCCCATCTTTCTAGTCTTATATTCATATTCATTTCTAAAAAACGACTAATCCCACCACGACTGAATATTCCATTCTATAAAATCCCAAAGTAGTTTATGGGCTCGTTGTTGTTTTTGATGTGATAGTTTCATTATTTCTTTTTTAGCTTCATCTATTTCTTCTTGGTGTTTTGAAGATAGAGCAAGTTCGTTCCACTGTATCATCTCGTAATAAGGATCCCCATTTTCATCTTTTTGTTCTAATTCAAGCCAATCATAGTAAGTTTTACCATATAGTTTTTCAATATGTTCCATATACTCCATTCCATATTCTTCATCATAAACCTTATCCATCAATCTGATTGCGGTTCTGATTCTTGAAGCATTATGTTTTGCAGATAGGGTCATTGCTCTATCAGATTCTAAAAACTTAGCCTGTCTTTCCAGTTGTTTTTTGAAAAGTTCTACTGAATAACGATAATCGAAATCAAACCCATTCCATATAATAGGTAAGAAATCTATTACTCGCTGAATCTGTCTATATTTTCTTTTAAACCAATACATTATTTCCTAATTCTTCAAGTTGTTTTCCTGACGTTAATTTGATTTTTGGGGCATCATCCCAAAAATTGCTTCCGTGTAATTTTGAAACCCATTTTACTCAGCTCTTCTTGTGAATATTCTTCCGCACTATCCACAATAAAAAAGTCGTCTAAAGTCCACTCATTCATCCCTAAGATGTTAGACCATGCTTCATAAGCTTCTTTAGTTAGTATTACATGGGTCTTTCCTGTTTCTGTCGATTCTACAACTTGACCTATTGGTTCTTGTTTGTCTTGATTAAACTTCATTGTTTTCTAATTCTTCAAGTTGTTTTTCTAATCGTTCTATACTACCCAAAACAATACTTGCATCTTGATCAAGTTTTTTAATTTGCTCAGCTAAATCATTTTGTCTTCCTCTTGTATAAAATCCTTGTTCTATATCGTCTGCAAGATTTTGTAGGTGTTGTGGTGCTGATATATAGATTCGTAAATCATAATCATACCATTTTGTTTTCCAATCCCAAAAGGCGATACCTTTAGTCAGTTTTCTATGTAAATCACTTAACTTGCGATTTCTAAGTGCTACAATACTTCTATCATTGCCAAATACATGAAGAAACCGAAGGAACCATCTTGGACTCCATTTTGGTTTTGCTTCATAGTCCATTGCAAGAACTAATGGGTAAAGTGCTCTATAATATTCACTATCTTCTTTGTAGAAAATGATTCCTAAATATCCATACTTTTCTAACTTTTTAGGAAAGAAGATATAGCGAAAATCATCCCACTTTATATCACGAGTATAGATCATTCCTTTCTTTCTATCTTTCATTTTTACAGTTTTCCTCCAAGTATTCCCATAGCGATTCGTGAGAATAACAGATGGGGTTTTCGTTTTCATCAAGCGCCTCTAACCCTTTTTGTCCGAAATCATTCTCCCAACAATACCAGCTGAACCAATCTTCTCCAGCTTCGCCATAAACTTCTTGGATTAATTGGTTGATAATAACTTGGTATGAATCTGTAAAATTTACCAAATCAACGCCATTATTGTATAGGTTCTTTACTGTCCTATCTTCTTTCTGAAGCCCTAGTATTATTTTTAAGAATCTTTCGTAAGTCATAACTTTACTTTAATATTTTCGTTTTTTCTATTAGTTAGATGAACGCTGGAATCAACAGTTATTTTACTTCTATTTGGGTTCTTTTTCCAAAATTCATGTCTGATTACTTGAATCAAGTCAAATGCATCTCTACAAGAATCATCCACATCGGGATGAAAGATACCCCAACTGCCGTTTCTACTCAACTCATTGCTATTATACAGCATATTTCGGGGTTGAACCAACATATTATCTACGGAGTCTCTAACTGCATGATATCTTTCATAGTCTGTTGAGTGTTCAATATTTTCTACGTCTTCCCACTTTCTAACTTCTTCTTCACCATTCCATATACCCTTAGTTTTGATCCATCTGCCTTTAGGGTCAATTTCAACTACCTCACCTCTCGTTGTCTTATCTCCTACTTTAAAAGAACCACTTCCAGTAGCAAACTCTTTATATAAATGTTTTTGAAAGGTTGGATGATTCTTTATTTCATTAAACTGACCCGAACCAATACGACTGTAGAAATCTAAAGCCCTTTGTATTAGTTTTAATTGTTCTTCTGTTACGGTTAATGTTGCCATCATTTTGTTATTATTAAATAACCTTTCTCATTTGATTTAAACTCTTTAATAGTTTTACCCATTAGTTCCATTCCTTCTGTAAGGTAAGGCCCTCCGCTTGGGTCAACCATATTGATTAGATCTTTTTGCTTTTTAACCAACTTGCCATTGGTTACATACTCTTGGTAAGCAGATGGGTAATCGTTGGGGTAACCGATTCTACTGTATTCAAAGTTACCACTCCATTGAATGTTACCATCTTCCAATAAGGTGAAGGTAAACTCATTCCCATACCTATTTCTGATAGTTTCTTTACTCATTGTTTTATTTACTTAAAATTGCCATTAATTAATTTTATTGGCATTTATGAGTCCTGACATTCATAGTCATCTCCTAGTATCGCCTTGCAGCATACACCATGGCATGAGCATTTCTTCTTCATCTTTTCTTACTTAAATAAATGAGTTAATCTAGCGACCTGTCCGAACTCCTTGTGGTGCAAAAACCCAGTTACACATTTTGGAACGTGCTGATATGATTTCCTATGATGCCACGAGTCGGTGTAACTTACCGACCTTAAATATTCCACCGTAGCACCGTGATAATCCTTACCACTCAAAAAGTTTACCTTCTTCATGTGGTGAATGTGATGCAAATAGATATATCTCCACTTAGTCGATGACCAATGATCACCGCTCTCGTTTGCCATCAATAGAGGCATATCAGCCATCTTCGCTCCGTCGCCATGACTGGTCGCAATTAGGTTCTGCCCATAGGCATAGTATTTTCTGTGCGCCATGCTGACGTCAAAGGTAATGTTCGGATGCTTCCTGAACCATGAGTAGACCGTATCAGCAAGCATAAAACCTGTCATGTAGTCGTGATTGGATGGGTTGTGAACGATGTGAACATTCGCTTCCTGTACCAGCTTTTCAATGACGTTGATATAAAGGTCTTTGGCAGCCATGAAATTATCATACCAAGTCCCATCAGTATCTTGCTTAGTTCCGCTCGTTGTCGTGCCTGCTGGTGTATCGACATGAAGAACATCGTTACCAATGACAAAAACTATTTGGTCAATATCAAAGCCATCAGCTTTCTGTAAGATACCTGCCACTCCTTCAGATGCTAGTTCAACCGCCTTACCTACGTTGTACTCTTCGCCTGTTTCAAGAGCAGATGCTAGCTTGCCAATATGAAGGTCAGCAATGTCAATGACTAAGCAATGTGGTTCATTTACCTTCTGCCTTTTTATCTTCTTAAAAGAGGGTGAGTAGCTTTTTAAGGCATCTAACAAATCATTTCTGAAATCTTCGTGAGTTATTAGCCCATTAGTGTTCTTGATAAAAACAGTGCCCTCCTTGCTCTTTACCCAAGCATGCGCCCAGTTAGAAGGATCTAGCCCTTTGTCTGATAATATTTCAGCGACTTGACCTCCCTCACCCTGCCACCTATTTCGAGCCTGTCTAATCGAACGACCATTGAAGTCTAAGGCATATCTACCTGATAGCTCCTTAGCGATTGCATCAGATCCCTTTCCTTGCTTATACAGAGAGATTATCTCTTCTCTGTATTCATCTAGTTTAATCATGATAATTTTTTAAAATGGTTAAGTGTATAGGATTTTTTTCTGATTACAGTATTGTATATATCGTTTTCTATACCTCCCCTAGAAAAAATCCAGTAGACATCGCTATTAACTCTGTCCTTTGTAGTCATTCTATCTCTTGACTGCCAGTAGCTAGTCGCTGAGAAATCAATGTTGTAGTAGACCAACGCATCAGCATCTCGTAAGGATATACCCTCACGTCCGCTAACGATTTGTAAAGCTATGGCCTGACAGTCTTTGAACTCACCTAGCTCAGTTGTCAAGTTATCTGTGCCAAATACTTGACGCAGCGCATTTAGCTCTTCCTTGAACTTGTAAAAGATCCCAATCTTCTTGCCCTTGAACTTTTCTTTTATGAATTCTGCCTTTGACAAATCAACAATCATTGAGTTACCACTCTCAAATTTAACAGTTCCTGACGATAATTGATGGATTTTCTGCATTAATTTCACAGGGGTGTCAGCTAATATGACCTCATCGTCAATTTCTACAACCAAGTCTCTGCTAAGTTTTCTGATTAAATCACCCACCTCATCGCTCATGTCAACTTGCAGGATATGCTCATTGATTGTGCTCTTAAAGCCTGCCTCTTGCTGAGTATAAGATATCGTGTATGGCTCCATCAAATCTATGATGTCCTTCTTACCCTTACTGTAGTCGTTTATGTTATAGCCATTAATAATTTTAGTAGTAACATTAACGTACTGATCCGCAAACCTGTAGAAATTCTTAAACTTTCTAAATGGATTGTTGGGACAACCATACACCTGATGATACATTTGACTGTACGACTCAGGTGTAGGTGTCCCTGAAAGGAAACATACTAGGGGGTTGAATTTCTTGATGATTTCTCGTACTCCCTTTGCTCTTTTACTAGGCTTAGGGAACGCTCCGAGTGAATGCGATTCATCAAGAACTAGCACATCTATCCTTTCTGGTTTAATCTTATGCAGTGACTCATAGTTGATCACAATAAGATTGAACTGAGGGTTCAGAAGTTTATAGTCAGACTCAATGCTGCCTATCGCCTTCTTCTTTGTAAGGAATAACACATTCTTTGCTCCAATGTTTTGGCAAATTCCTAAACTTGTTAATGTTTTTCCCGTCCTTACCTGCATCGCAAGATAGACGAACCGATGTTTTAGAATTATGCTAGAGCCCTTCCGTATTATCTCCTCTTGATAGTCTCTGAAATTCATAGTATTCTATTGAATTTTTAATTTTCTGTATTACCTCATCATCGACTCTGTACTTTGGAATCTTCTTCGTGGTAGAATTTTTACCTCTTCCTATCTTCAATTCCTTCGTCTGAGTCAACACTCTTAACATACGCTTGCAGTCTTCAAGCATAGTTTCATCGCTACAACCTGGGACTCTCTGAACTATTTTCATAGCAACAGAGAAATCCCAAGTACAACAAACACAAACAACATGAATCCTACAAAAACTGATAAAGTAACAAATATTGAAACCTGAACTTTATAAGATAATCGGTAATGCCATGTCCTAGCAATCAATATTAAATCCTTCCTGCTAATCATATCTTTAATTGAGTATTTACCTCTTCTATCGGTTTTATCCTCATCCATCTACCAGCCATGTCTCTATCCTCCTCTGGATCAGCTCCTGATATATATCTCGCATACGAAACCATCCACTTATTAAACTTGGCTCTGGATATTGTCATCTTTGACTTCGGGCCGTAGTCTGGATATTCACTGACAAAACTTTGGTAGCATTCATTAAGCCTAATCTTAGCACCAACAACTAGATTCTCATCCTTCTTGGTCCCGTTGATTAACCCACACCACTCAATGAACTCATGGCTTGTCTCAGCAGATAGGTGTCTAATTCTAAGGTTCACGAACTTACTCTTCACTAGCCCAGTCCTTAAGAAACCAGATAGACATGAAATCATGTAGTTGTCAAACTTACACCACTCATCATCATCCCAATCACTAAACATAAGCCTACCAAATTCATCTTGCGGAGTAAAGTTCTTATGGTAGAACTGATGCAGCTCTAGCTCCCACTTTCTCCTCTCAAAAGAGTTCCCAGCACCTTTGATGGCGTAGTTAGTTGTGATTGAAATCTTCGGTGACTTACTGAATGGAATCTTGATTGCGTCCTTGTTCTTCTTCTCCAAGGTAAGTCCCTCTGTAACTACAGAGAACAGCCGCTCAAAGTCAAAGTGCTTTTTGACATCATCAAATACCAATACCTGAGTGTCGGCAGACACTAACTGATATGCAAATGATCTCTCAAACGTAAATGACTTACCGTCAATTGTAACAACCTTCTTCATTTGACTTAGCGCATTCATCATAAGCCCCTTACCAGTTCCTCCCTCTGGGTTATCACTAATAACCTCGTCATTGAGAATCACTGCTGGACTGTAAGATAAGCTTTTATATCCATGAAGCAAGTAGCCAATTGTTGATTCCATTGATTCCTTTCTGCTTTCATCATTAGCGGATATATTTCCAACGAACTTACTAAAGTCGCATTCATGTGAATCGCACTCCTTGTATGTTCTGTCAATGATGTGGTCCTTCCAAACATATCCACCCAAGTCTAGGTAGTCAATCTTCTCAACACCATCCTTTGTAACTCTTACAGCACAGTTCTTGTAGTACAAGTAAGACGAGCTCTTGGTATCCTCAATGAAGAAGACATCAATCGTTGACAGAAGCGTCAAGAAGTCCTCCTTGAAGAACCTAGTTTGGTCCGCAAAGTAATTGTAGATGGATATGTCATCTAAGTCTAAAAGGTAGTTAAGCACAAAGTCTTTGATAGCCTTCTCATCAGTGTGGTCAATCAGGTTGTTAGTAACCTTCACAAACACATAGTTCTTACTTCCCTCTGGGCAGTACTTGTAGAAACCATTCTCCTCCAAAAACTTCTTGAACAAGAAATGAATAATCTTTATCGTTCCCTTTTCATTCTTTGTCCAAAACTGATGATTACTGCTGTCTTCTTCTACCTTGTTCAGGACTGATTCAATTGTTCTATCGTCAAGGTCGGTGTCCTGAAGATCTTGCTTTATCTCCTTCCTTGACGCTCCCCTCTTTAGCTTTACACGTATATCATTAACACGATCCTCATCCTCGTAGTACTTTGTACCAAAGTTCTGAGTCTTGGCGTAAGCACTGTCTATTGTTCTAGATATTTCCCTAAGAGGAAAATCCTTAGACGCATACTGATTTAGCACATACGAAGCTAAACTCTTATTAACACCGAAGTCATTGAATGCTGAAGCTAGTATGTATGTATTCTGATTCCGCTGGCCTTCCGCCATTGGATACTTTTTCTCCCACCACTTCACCAAGATTTCAACAATCTTATTCTCGTCAGTGATTGGTATGGTTGGCAAATCCCTCATAGAATTCACCTCCTTGTACTCTCGGTCATCAATCCTATCCCAAACAGATGAGTTCTCGTTCACATAGATTAGGGGGTCATAGGACTCGTAGCACACCCTGCTAATGTTCTTTGAGGTAGGGTCAAAGTAATCGCTCTGGAAATGATTCTCCAAAGAAAGGAAGTAGCTGACATGATCCTCTGGAACCGCAGGTATTTTAACCAAAACCTTTAAGCCATTCCCAGATGGTGATACAAATACTGAGTACACATACTTGTCTTTGGTCAACCTTTCCTTCTCCTCAAGCATCTGCTGCTTCTTCTCGTAGCCATCAAAGTCTAGGCATATTATCCCAGAGTGAGACATAAGTGAACTATCATTCCTCTTCGTGAACTCACCAGAAAAACAAATCGCTGGAAGATTTTTCTTCAACTCGTTTCTCTCAGCCTTGTCGGACTCCTGCCTAATTCTCTTGACTATCTCCTTGCTAGAACCAGTCTTTATTCTTTCAAGTATGACACCAACATCCCTATGGAAGGGAGCCTCAGTGTCTTTTATGTTTTTGAATATCGTGACTTTTTTCATGTATTTAGGGGTTTATGTTGATCCATGTTGAGTTTATGTTGAGTTTATGTCGAGTTTGAAAACCCTAACTCCCTGTATTCTAGTTCTTTATCTATTATTATGTTATATATGTTAACTTTAAGTAGTATATATATATAAAAAAGTAATAGAGATAGTAAAAAAAATATAGAGAGTAGTGGGAAAAAACTCAACATTCAACATAAGAGGGGCTTAAAATACCCCTCTTGATGTATTATTCTAAAATGGAACTTCCTCATTATCAGACTGTTTAGTCTTCGGTTGTTGAGTTGGTTTCCATGTGTCCAACTCAACATAATAGGTCCCACTTTTCGACATATTTATGTTGAGATTAACATAACCTCCGTCTTCATGTTGGTTCAAGAACTCAATCGCGTCCTCTTTTTTAACACTAAGGTTTCCAACAACAAAGCTTGGAGCCTTCTCGCTTCTCTTGAATGAGAATCCGTTTGCAAAGATTTTTTCTTTACTCATGACAATATTAAATTTAAAATATACAAAAAAGGGAATACACCCTACACTTCATCTTGGTAGTAGAACTGGTCTATGTACTCAGTTGAGTCCTCACTAAAGAACTTATTGTAAACCTCAATCGCTCGCTCTACCTTCTCAGCACCTCGCTCAAGGCTCTCCTCACTGACTGAGTAAACACCCATCATGTGAGTGTCTTTGTCAATCACAATAAACCTCAATGGCTTACCGAAGATCTGCTGATATATGTACGCCTGACTGTCGTAGTTGTAGTCTCTTACACTCCACTTAAACCTGTCAATGTTTGACGAAGTCTTTAGGTCATATAAGCAATCACTGCCAACAATGTCAGCCTTACCTTTCCATGGTAAACCATGTAGCTCTGTAGTTCCTGGAACTTCAAACTCATCAGCACTGTAGATCATCTCAAAGATGTCTACGTTCTGCTTGATCTTAGAGACCAATAGTTCAGCCTCAGCCTTCTCTGAAGAGAGTAATGCTACTGGTAGTTCATTTTCTGCTAAGAACTCCTTATAAGCCTTAGTATTGCGGCTAGAGACATCCACCCATGGAACATCCTGAGCCTTCTCGGGCTCTAATATAAGTTGATGGAAGTATCTTCCAAACAAAAAGTTCTTATTATCTTCTTTTTTATGACCGAAGAGTTTTGGATTCTTCAGCAATGTTCCTATGTCGGAGTTGGATAAGTAGTTCTTACCCACTCCGTTATAGTACTCATTATCATCTCTTAGTTTATCAATTACTTCCATGATGTTTTTTGATTTCTTTTTTAACATCTGACACTACTTCATACTTGGTCTCAAGCATCTTGACAATCTCAGAGAATGGCTTGTCCTTGTTGGCAGACACATACTTAAGCACCTTGCTGTAGTTATCATCGCCAATGTTTAGCTTGATGTGTCTCTGCTCTTTCGGAGCTGACACCTCCTCAGTTGGTAAATCCTCTCCAGCGTAGATGTATAACCCCAATCCATGTCTAGCCAATGCCTTAGTAAGACTTCTTTGTATGCTAGAGTTGACATGGAAAGATGTGATCTTATCTACCCTAATAGATTGGTTCCTGTAGTCCATGATTGGCAAATACTCAATCATCTCCATACCCTCAATGGTTACACCAGTTTTCACCCAACCAGTCATACCATCATGGTGGTAGTTAAACCCATCCTCATTTTCGTAAACCTTGTACGTTGCTGTTGGATAGTTCTGCTTTGCCACAGACCATGCCCATGCCCAAGGCAAGTAGCTTAGTCCATTCTTCTTCTCGACCTTGTCATTGACATTGATCTTGCTAAGTGTTTCAAATACGCTCATTTTTCTCTTTGATTTTATTTAACTTTGATTCATATCTACTCTTTAACTCAGAGTATTGCTTTATCATTGATTCATCCTTTTGTTTTGATAGAATATTGGTGTATCTGTCAACTAAATTTTGAAGATTGAACATGGCTACCGAGTAAACACCCTTACGCCATCCCTTCCTATCAAATACATCCCTCTGATGATCGTTTATCCCAATGTATGTAGGGCTGTTGCTGCCAACATTCTCTATTACGACAGACCCATCTTCTTTGGATTTAGATATTTTGACACCATAAAGGAATACTGATTGGTGTGATAACCCATCAGTCTTTACGCCGAAACTATCCTTCCATGCTTCTGCAAAAATTTGTGCATCTGTAAACATATTCATTATTTGATTTTATTCCTAATTAATTTTCTTAAAACTATAGTGTACGCATTGCCCCTCGTGTTTATGCGCTTTATAAATCTCTTAGTATGGTAGGTAATGTAGAAGTACAAGAATATTGCAATCGGTACAAGTGACATGATTAATATTATATTTTTCATTTTAAATGTTTAAATGGTTCTTCTTTAATCTTGTAGGTCTGTTCAACTAGACTTCTGAACTTTGCGGAAGACCTGCGTAATCCGCCAGCCTTGAGTCCCAATCCCCAAGCTATGTTGATGAGTTTGGAAAACTGCCTAGTTGTAAATGTATAGTACTTAGTCTTCATTGTTCATCATCCATTCCCTGAAATACTTACCGTAAACTCTGTTGATTGATCTATACATGATGTCGGCATGATGAATTGAATCAGCCATTGTGTTGGGGAAATCCTCTAGCATATCAGCAGATGACTCAAATGTTTCACCCATTGAGTGCCATAGCTTACAAGCCCTCAGCATCTTTAATGCCTCCTCATGCTCTTCTATAAGTTTCAGAATCATTTCCTTACTTACGTTTGGTTCTGTCATTTTATTCATAATAGTTGTCTGTAACAGTCTTCTAATAAATCATCTAGTTCTAGGTGTATGAAGTCATCTTTATGTAGGTCGTATATATGATTAACACCAGATGAATGTGCTGACTTGATTGCATCAATCATGTTATAGTAGTTGCGATATAGGCCTATCTTAACACCATCGTCTAAGTTAATTAAGCCTCTATATAGATCACTATCCATCTCTAACAATGTAATGAAGTCATCACTATTCATATAATCCTCAGCCCTCATTGTGCCTTCGGTATAGAGTACCTCTATGCCATCAATGATTGTCTCTACCATATACCCTGAGTATGGGCTTTCATTGTTGATATTTATGAACATCCCCCGTAATATTGATTGATTTAATTTTTCCATTCTGTTCTAATTTAATTGTCCACAATTTGTTTTTGTAATGGCATTCAATAAGCTTCCAGTCTCCTTCTGGAAGCTTCTCAAGTGCCTTCTTGAATAGTTCTTTAGTTGTCATAATGATTAGGTATTTTTACTGATAGAACACGTTAGTAAATATTAATCCTCAAAATCTAAGAAGAACTCGTATTCACAATTCAAGCATCTATGTTGTTGCTTATCTCCTGATATTTCTTCAAATTCTGTTCTACTGCCACATTTGGTACAAGTTGTTGGTTGGGAATTATCTATATTTATATAAGTATCTAATTCGTGAATTGATTTTATCTCTAATTTCATAATAAAAAAGTTTTGGAGTGAAATATGTTTCGAGCATTGAAACGCTCGACAACAGTCGCTAAAAGCTACTCGTACCTCGCTGCATTTAGCTTTGTGTTGTGTGTAATACTACTCTGTACCTAACCTTTTAAGTTTCTGTACTAAATGTAAAGCAAGGGTCATGTACTCTTTAACTTGCTCTTCTGTTGGTAAATCATAATCGTAACTACTAATCGCTTGAAGAGTATCGCAACCAATACAGCTTCCATAGTAAGTATCTGTCATTACATAATCTTCAACGCTTGGTTGGTAAGTGTCAGTAGGTATAATGAATATCTGTGTGCCTTGGTAATTACCATCATCAATTACAGTCATTTTATCCAAAGCCCATCCGCTATAAGTGGTTGCTTCGGGTATGCACAATTCAAATATCTTTTTCACAATAGTTTCATAACTATCGTATTCGTCTTGTTTTGTCGTTTTGAAATACTCTTCAAGCTTATGCTTGTTTTCTTCCCATTGCTTTACTAATTCTGTTATCATAATAAAATTTCGTTTATAAACCCGTACTACACACAACAATGCGTATAAGTAATAGCGGGTTTTGTGTTAATATTTAAGCCCAATTCTTTTTTCAATCTTTGTAGTCAAACGAAAAGTAGTTGCTTCTAATCCGCTACTACTCATACGCTCGACCGTTGTAAAACATAGGCGGCTGTTCATCCGTACTTGAAGTCACAATCTGTGACCACTATTTCTGAATGAACGCTATACCTCACCGCCTACGAATTTTACAACAATAAATAAAGAAAATAAGCAAGTGGGAATCACGCCAACTTTCAACCACAGTTCGCAACCGTATGCACTCGGATATATTTGTCTGCTCATTCTCTTACTCTCTTTATTCGTTTCCGTTAGCCACCATTTGAAAGACACACTTTGAATTTACCTCGTTTTGTGTCTGTCATAATAAATGTCATAACTTTTTCACTTGTTCCGTCCTTTTGTGAGATAAGTGTGTCAAATTGCTTATAGTTACAATTCCCATCTATACAAAATGCTTCTTTCAAGAAGTTCTCTAAATCCTTTATTCTTTCTATGTCAGTCATAATAAAAACGGTGGCTAACAAAGTATATAGCACATAGCCTGTTAGCCATTTTTGAAACCATGTGCAGTTATTAAATTATTTTCTCTTTTGCTTGGGTTCTGTGATAG